TTTTAACAGCATTAATATTTACACTATTAGCATTAACTGCATTAATATTAGCTGAATTGTTATTTACAGCAGTAACAGCAGAAGCAATATTATTGACAGCAGTAACATCTGCTGAAATTGTATTAACTCCAGTAATATCTGTTCTGATATTATTTAGGTTTGTAATTTCTGTATTTAATCCTGCTAAAGTATTTACATTAGCAATATCATTTCCAACTAAATTAACATTTGCAATATTAGTTGCTACTGTATCAATTTCTGAAGTTGCTTCGTTTAAATCATCTGCAACAGTTTCTACTTCACTAACTGCTTCTGCTAAATCATTAGCTACTGCAATAACTTTATTAATGTCTGTGGCTACTGTATTTACTGAACCAATGTTAGTAGCTACTGTATTAATATTAGTTTCGTTAGAATTTACTGAATTAATATTAGCTTCATTAGAATTAACTGCATTAATATTTGCTATGTTTGCATTTACTGTAGTTAAAGCTGTTTTGTTAGCTGTAGATAACCAAGTGTTCTCTAAATAAGTTTTATTAACTGCATCATTATTATTTACTGGATTAGCAACATTCTTAATTACTTTACTTTGTGCATCAAATTTATCGTCAGTATCTATAGTCATTGCTGACTGGTTAGCGTCTGATATTTCTTGTGCTATATAAAAGTTTTGGTCTGCTGATTTATCTAAGTCACTTTCAGTTAAAACAGAACCATCTGTAAAATCTACTATTCTTGTATCTGTAGGTGTTTGTCTTTCAATTCTAATAATTGCTGAATTTGCAGGTGCAGAATTAAAAGTTAAAGTTGAAGAAGAAATTGTAAAATTTGTATTAGAAACACCATCAACAAATGCTTTAACATGAGTGCTATCTAAAAATGGAAAAGTGATTGAGTACTGTGTAGTACTACCATCTCCTGTATAGGAGACTTGTGCTAAGTATGACATATATTATTTACTAAATTGATAAAGTGAGTTTAAGTCAGATGAGTTTATATTTATTCCCATCTTTAATTTTTCTAAATTTGTATTTACTGCATTAAGTGAATTAAACATTGTGAACTTACCAGTATCATCTTGTGTGCTTTTAAAGTTTTTGCTTTCTTTAATAAGCAATTCTTCAACAGCAGTATGATAATCTTTTACAACTCGTCTAAGTAGTCTTGCTCTACCACCTATATCTTTGTTGTTTTCATCAACTGCTCTTGGGTCACTTAATTGTTTATATCCGCTAGAATTTATTACTTGTTGTAATTTTTGGTCTAATGATAAACCACCTATTCTAACTTTTCTTAATAATTCTTGTTGTCGATTATATGCAGTTTGACCTTTGTCATTAACAAAAAATGTCAAATCAACATTACCTCTTAATGTATTTTTCATACTTGGTAAATTCACACCAAGTCTAAATATTTCTTTTGCAACTGGGTCTACTTTTTCTTTAGTTGCACCAAATGGATTAAATACACCATTGATAAATCTTGTTTCTTCATCACCCTGTATTTTTAAAGCATTACCTCTAAAGTCGTATTTGAACTCAACTTCAGCAGTACCACTTCTCTTTTTTAATTCGTCAAAAATATCTTTTGTATCTCTGTAGAATGGGTCGTTAATTAATTTTGTATAGATATTAGGAATAAACGAACCTGCTTTTGATTTAGCATATCTCATTACTTTATCAGGACTATCGTCTGTAAATACTTCCATAAAGTCTGCTAAACCTTTTAAATAAGTTTTAGAAACTAAATTTCTTGAAACTGAAGAACCAATAGCAGAAATAGTATTACCTAATTTTTGGCCACCACTTAAATAATCTCTTGCCCCACCGCCTTGTTGTGCAAGTAATAACATAAGGTTACTTCCTGCTCTTTGTAAAGTTTCTTCATCAAGTTGGTCTCTATAAGTATGAAAGTCTACAACTAAACCTAAGAAAGCACCAAATGGGTCAAATCTTCCAAACTCTCTATATTTATAAGTTCCTGCTTCTTCATCATAATATCTAAATGAATAAGGAATAATTCCTGAAGCCTTTTTTAAATCTCTTAATTCTTTTGATGTAGTAGTTTTCTCACCTCTAATCTGACCTTGACTACCAGTTATCTGACCTTCAGCTACTAATTTATTTGCAAGTAAAGTTAATGCAAAACCAGTTGCTAATTGTCCTCTAGCTTGAGCCATTCTTTCAGCACCTTCTCTACCAAAGAAATCATCTCTATAAGTTTTTCTTAAAAAACCTAATGGTGTTCTATCTACAACATTTAACATCAAGTTCATGGGTGTTCTTGTAAATGGAATAATCTGTTTCATAATTGGAAACTCGTTTGTTAAGTCTCCAACTCTTTTAAAGATACCTGTTAATTCATTTGTGTAAGTACCTTCTTCTGCCATTTTAAGTACTTCATCAATTCTGGCTCTACCAAATTGGTCAAAACCATTTTTAAAATTTTCATCAACTGCTTGTTGAAATTCTGTAATAGGTTTTTTAGTTCTTATTTCGTATCCAACAATTTTGTCAAAACTCTTTCCATCTTTAATAGCTTTATCAAAAGCATATCTTTCTAAATGAGTTCTGTATTGTATCTGTTTAAAAAATTCATCTTCAGCAGTAAGAAATCTACTAGGTTGTCTAACAATCTTACCTAAAGTATTTACAAATACTCCTGTAATACTATCGTCTTCAACTTCTTTACCATCAACTATTTTTCTTTTTTGAATAGATTTTTTTGGTGTATCTAGTTTATTTCTAGAAGTTAAAATTCCATCTTCTTTCTTTAAAGCTAAACCTGCATACTTAACAGCATCTTTCAAGTATCTACCAAAAGATACATATTGGCTAAGTGCTTTTGTACCCTCTAATCTTAATGCTTTTGCTTTTGCTGAATTACCTAAGTAACCTGTAAATGAACCAATAGTTTTTTCTAAAGGTCTCAAAAACATATTAATCATGTTTGAAGTCATGTTAATAATGTGTGTTTTTGGATTAGATAAAAGAGCATTAATCCATATTTCGTTAGCTATATCCCAAGTTCTACTTTTACCTGCGTAGTCTAATATTTTAGTAACATCAGCATCGCCTGTTAAAGCAAACTTTCTCATAAACTCATCAAAGTCACCACCATACAATTCATACTCTTTTATTAAGTTTTCTTGCTCTTTATTAATTTGAGTTCCAAATGACTTTGCTTGTAATCTTTGTGTTCTTGCTGTTTGTGCAGAAATAAATTCTTTTGCTCTATTAACGAATTGTAATTTCTTAAATACAGTCTTTCTAAATAATTCTTTTGCTCTAGGGTCTTTTTGGCCTAACTTAGCTAATCTTTTTGAAGCACCATTTAAAAAACTTCTATAGGCGTTCATACCTACTACAGTTTCAGGTGCATTTTTTAATTCTTTTACTAATCTAGCAATATCACTTTCTAGAACATTAGGTTGACCTTCGTAAAGTTTTCTTGCTTGTCTTTCAATCATTTCATCAGAAACGACAATCTTTTTACTTCTTATTAAATTCTTAAATGTTTTTGCAAAAGCTATTTCAGAAATTAATCCATCTTTATCTAAATCAACTAATTGTTTTACATTGAACTGAGTAGAGATATTCATATCATCTAATAGTTCATCAAAGTCTTTTGACTTTATTCCATTCTTAGCATTTTCATCTTGAAGTGTTTTGAATGAATTGTAAACACCATCTTCTAAACTTTTTAAATTAGCAGTATAAGTATCTGCAAATTCATCTGCTTTAACTTCACCTGCTCTAGCTTTACCTACTTTATCTACTTTTAAATCTTGTGTAGGTTTTGCAATTTCTAAATCAGGATTTTCTTCTAAAAACTTTTCGTCAGCTTTTAATTGTTCTTTACTATAAGTCTGACCATTAGATTGTGCTTTTTTATTTTTGTACCATCTAAAACCTCTGAACACTCCTTCTAAAGCACCACCTAAACCTGCACCTTCTAGTGCATTTTTAAATCTTGCTTCGTACCAAGTATCATTTTGGTCACTTTCTAAATAATCTATAATTGGATTTTCTAATTCAGGTGCAAACTCATTAACCATATCTGCAAGTCTTCCACTATCTTGGTCAAACGCTTGAAAGTCAGCAATACTTCCTTTTGCTACACTTTTAGCTAATTGTCCTGTACCTGAGACAGCTTTAACACCTTTTAATAATCTTCCACCAGTAAACCAACCTGTTAAGAATTGTGAAACACCTTTTGTGATGCCACCTGCTATTGTTTCTGGGTCTTTATCAAAATCTGGTAAAGTTAACTTGTCGTCAATTAAACCTTTATCTTGTGCGTCTTTGTAAGAAATAATATTTGGTTTTAAATCAGATAATTGAAATCCTTCTTCACCATTTCCAAAACCAATACCATAGAAACCTGTCTTTTCTCCTAAAGTGTCACCAAATTGCTCTACAAGTCCAATCGAAGCCTGAACACCATCTCGAACACCATCTAGTGCAGATAAACCAATATCAGTTACTATATTTCTTGTTCTAGTGTCTTCTTGTTGTTGATTAGCTTGTGGTATTTCTTGTTTGAACTTAGGTAATTCTAGGTACTGCTGAATTTCTTCTTCACTAAATTCATTAGTATCAAATTCTATAACCTGACCATTAGGTGCTGTTTTCTCTATTATTGCCATTAATTACCTTTTGCTAATTGTAAGTCGTTTTGTTTTTTGAAAATTCTGTCGTATTCATCTTGTGAAATAGTATTCTCATTCTCTCTAAGGAATTTTGCTCTTTGACCTCTACTTAAACCATTTGGAATAATAGTTAGTTTAGCTAAATCTATTTCAAGTTCTGGGTCTGTTGCTCTGTTTTCAGGTTTAGCACCACCTCTAGAATTAATATTCTGTTTCTTAACATTAGGTTCTTCTTTTTTACCTGTTAAATCTTCTTTGTTAGCTTTGATTTTCTTTTGCTTACCATCTTCAATAATAGGTGTACCATCGTCACCTGAAGTAGTCACTTCACCATCAGTTAATTTAACTTCATCACTAATAGCAATTTCTAAAACTTTGTCGTATTCAGTTTTAACATATTTTTCAAATGCTTCTTTTCTGTCACTAGGCTTTTCATAATTTTCTATAGGATTATCTTTAAGCCATACTTTCATATTAGCTTCAAACTTTTTATGTTCTAATGGACTTATTTTAGATAAAGCATATTTAGTTTTATTTGTAGATTTTGTAATAGCTTCAATTTCATTTTTCCAATGTTTGTAATAACCTGAAGCTAACAATCCATCTTTTTGTGTAAATTGAAATGCTTTTAATTCTGTATCAAATTCTGAATAATCATTAGAAGTCATATTAGGTATATTTCTTCTTAAAAATTCTTTTGCTTCAGATATTTTATTTTCTTCTAATAATTTGTAAAAATCTTCTTCTACTCTTGGGTCTGTTTGACTATCAAAACCCTGCTCTCTACTTTCAAACTCTTTAAATATTTCAGCTTTTTTATTGTTTGAAAAATTTTGATATTCTGGGTCTAATATTGCTTCAGAAAAAGTATCATACTTATTAGCAAAATCACTTGCTTCTAATTTATCATTACTTTCTTGTAATTGTAATTTTGTATTATCGTCTTTTTCTTTTTGTAAAATTCTAGTATCAATATTTTCTTTAAGTGCATCTAAATCATTTTGTAATCCTTTAACATTTGATAATGCACCTAGACCTGATAAATTTAAGTGATTAGGTAAATCTCTAAGTAATCTTTCAGCAAACTCTAAATCACCTGTAGTTTTAGACCAGTCACTTAAACTTTCTAATAAATACTTTTGTGCAGAAGATTTTCCTAAACCATTTTTAACTGCGTCTTGAACAAATGCTGATATGTCAGCACCTATTTCTTCATTGCTTCTATTTTTATCAAATTTACCTTGAATACTTTCTTTAAAATTATTTTTATAATCCTCACCAATCTTAGACATTTGTGAGTTAACATGAGTATTAAATAAAGAGTTTCTTGTTTTAGATGTTTCGCTAAAGAAACCTTTTTCTAATTGTAGTGCATCAAATACACCTAGATTGTTTTCTGAAAGAAAGTTCTTTAATTCATCATTATAAAACTTATCAAAAGCATTAGGGTCTGGGTTATCTAGTACATTTTTTTCAGCATACTCTCTGTATACTCTTTCCTGAAATTCTTTAGCTTTCTTATTTAAAGTTAATTCTTTGTATTTTTCTTGGAAATATGGATTAGCTTCTTTAGGTATTTCACCTTTTTTTACAGCTTCATTAAAACCTGTTCTATTGTCATTAAATTGTTTTAATGCTTCAGCTTCACTTACTTCTTTCTCTTTCTTTTCAGCATTAAGAACCATTGCTGTACCTGCATTATTCACAAAGTTATCTATAGACTTAGTAAATATGTCTATTGATTTATCTCTTGGTGCTATGTCAGGTTTATAAAATAAATTAAAATCTGTAGACCTTACTTCAGGTAATTCTGCCTGAAGATTTAATTCTGTCTTTTTTCTACCCATTAAATGTAGCCATCTTTATAAGTTTGGCTTGGTACTGTGTTTGTAGTTGAGCCATATTTATTTTTTTGATTATTAGTCATTAGACCCAAATTTTGTTTTTGCATCTCAATGCCATAATATGTGTTAGCTACATTCCCTACTGCTGACGCAAATAACATTGCAGGATTAGGTGGTTGAACATAAGTTGATTGTGCTTCTTGTCCAAACTGAATAGCTTCTAAGTTTCTTTCAAACTGTGAAACATTAATATCTAAATTTCT